ACAACCAGTAGTGCAAGACACAGTACAAGACACTGATAAAGTTGAAAAGAAACCTTACAAAAAAGGTCAAAAACCAGAAAAAAAGAAAAATGAAAAAAATTCTTAAAAAAATAGACTGGATAATTGATTATTACTTTGTATATTTTTTATACAACGGTAATAAAACACATAGGTACATTGAGTACATGGAAAAAAAGTGGGGTAATAAAAAATAAATCATATGAAAATTAAAGATTATATTATTGGAACAATATTTTCAATAGTATTTGGGTTTGCGGTTATTTATATGGTAAATTTTTATACTACTAAAATAAATTCAAATAGAATTATTCGATATCAAACAACACAGGAAACAAAAGAACAAATACAATTTTTAAGAGATAGTTTTGAAATGAGATATTATAAAAAACAACTGGAATCATATCCATCCGAACATTCAAAAATACCTATAGATAACAAAACAAAATAATTATGAAAAAAATAAAATTAATTAAAATAGTATAATGAAAATAGTATATCTCACTAACTCAATTTGGACTCAAACACTTTACACTTCAAGTTTTTATAACATATCGGTTTTGGAAGACGGTAAAACAACCTCTACAGCAATGTTAGGTAATGGTATTTTAGTATCACAGGTTACTATTGAGAAAGAGAAATATTGGGTTAGGTTAGAAGGTACAAAAGTTTTACTTGACTACAAAGAACAGATAATTGAGATATATTAATCATTATCAATAAAATTAAAATAAATGACACAACAAAATGAAATGGTAAATCACCCTAATCATTATGGCGGTGAAGATAATCCATATGAAGTAATAAAAGTTTGTGAGGCTTGGGGTCTCGATAAAGATGCTTATATATTCAATGTGGTTAAGTATGTTGCAAGAGCAGGAAAGAAAGACCAAGCAAAAGAATTGGAAGATTTAAAGAAAGCGGTTTTTTACTTGGATAGAAAAATTAAAAACTTGCAAAATAAAAAATGATTTATTATTTAATTGGACAACCAGGTGCAGGTAAAACAACCATAGCATTAGAATTGTTGAGTAATCCAAAATATGAAACATTTGCAAGTTTTCATATTGATGGTGATGATATTAGAGAGTTATTTGATAATAAAGATTACTCTGAATACGGAAGAAGAAAGAATGTTGAGTTAGCACAACAAATTGCCCAATACCTTCACAATAATGGTGAAGATGTTATAATATCTATGGTGTCTCCATACAAAGACCAAAGAGATAAGTTTAAAGAAAAGATGGGTGATAATGTTCTTGAGATATATGTTAATACAAGTGAAGTTAGGGGTAAAGAATCTTTTTTTGTTAAAAATTATGAACCACCAACTGAAGACTATTTAAATATGTGTACAGACAATGTTGATATTAAGACATGTGTTGAACTCATACTAAATCACGAAAAATTAATATAATGGAAAAGATTCATATCCAAGGAGACCCAAAATTAAAAAATACTGGCGGGAAACAATATTCGATGGTAGTCGGAAGATTTCAACCATGGCATTCTGGACATAGATGGCTTATTGACCAAAGATTAGAACAAGGTAAAAATGTTCTTATTTGTATTAGAGATGTTAAACCTGATGATAAAAATCCATTCACCGCGCAAGAAGTTGAAATAAATATTAAAAAACATTTATGGAGATTCTTGGATGATGAAAAAATAAAGATTATTATTATACCTGATATTGAATCTGTTAACTTTGGAAGAGGTGTTGGTTATGATATAATTGAACATATCCCACCTGACAATATAAAAGAAATATCTGCAACAAAAATTAGAGAAGAAATTAAACAAGAAAGAAATTATAATGGAAAATCTTATCGGGAAAATAATTAATGGGAATTGTATTGATGTTATGAGTGAAATGACAGAATCAACTATTGATTTGATTGTCACATCTCCGCCATATGGTGTTGGAATTAGTTATGATGTCCATGATGATGATGTTGAATTTGAAGAATATAAAACATTTAGCAAAGAATGGTTAAGTCAGGCTTTTAGAATTTTAAAGGATGATGGAAGAATAGCGTTGAATATTCCATATGAAATTAATAGACAAAAGAAAGGTGGAAGAATTTTCATGGTTGCTGAGATATGGAAGATAATGCAAGAGATTGGTTTTGGATTCTTTGGAGTTGTTGACCTTGAAGAAGATTCTCCACATAGAAGTAAGACAACAGCTTGGGGTTCATGGATGTCTCCTTCATCTCCATATATCTATAATCCAAAAGAATGTGTGATATTGGCGTATAAAAATAATCACATAAAAAAAATAAAAGGAATTCCTGAGTGGGTCGGTGTAGATACTTTAGTTGAAAATGAAGATGGGACAACTAAAAGAAAGATGGTTTACGCCGATAATGACAAGAAAGAGTTTATGGAATTAGTATTTGGCCAATGGAATTACTTTGCTGATACTAAATCACTTACAAAGGCAACCTTTTCAATGGATATACCAACAAGGGCTATTAAGATATTAACATATAAGGATGATATTGTTCTTGACCCGTTTACTGGTTCAGCAACTTCGTTGGTTGCTGCGGAAATTTTAGGACGAAGATGGATTGGAATCGAATTGAGTGAAAACTATTGTGATGTTGGCCGTAAAAGAGTACAAGGATTCGTGGATAAAAAACAACAATTAGATTTAGAGTTTGAAAAGGGTCAATGACCCTTTTTTTTATTTATATAGATATTTATAAATAAAATCAATATGCTTCAGATTATAATCAAAGAGTCACAACTTAATTCGATTAAGGAAAAACTTCGTTTAGAAGAAGAATTAAAGATGGCTCAAGAAAAATGGGAAACTTTTAGTAAAAAAGATAAAGAATTTGTTTTTGAATTTTTAAAAAATGCATACCCTAAGAAATCAAAAAATTTAAAAGAAGGTACAGGTTGGAATACATTAGGAGACATTGTTGGAATATTCGACCCAACAGGAATTGTTGATTTAGTTAATGGAATATCTTACATATACCAAGGAGATAATTTATTTGGATTTTTATCAATAGTATCTGCAGTACCTTATGTTGGTGATGTTGTTGCAAAACCTGTGATGGGTGCTTTAAAACTTGGTGCACCATCAGCTAAAGCTTTAGAAACAATTTTAAAGGCGGCAAAAGTTGCTAAAACACCCGAAGAACTTGCAAAAGTTTCTTCAGAACTTGCAAGATTGAAATCTAAAGGAGGTGTTATTGGATTTTTTATAGAACAATTTAGTAAAGTTTCAGGTAAATTAAAATCAATAATTGAAAGAAGTCCTGGAGGTGTGTTAAAAGGATTAAAAAATACTATCCTTCAATGGATTAATTTATTTGAAAAAAGTTCTGTTGCAGGAAAGGCAATAAGAGGTAAAGCAGGAAAATTGGCTGCAGATTTTGTAAGGCCCGCAAGTGCTGTAGGTAAATCTTTGGAGATTGCTAAATTATCTGAATTAGTTAAAGCGGCGAAAGAAACTCCTGGATTATTTACAGGATATAGAACGGCAAACAAAATACTTTCTTGGAAAAATATTTTTGGTGGAATGCCTCAATTAATTGGTAGAAATAAATCAGTTAGAGCTCTTATGAGAAAATCTAAATGGTGGTTAGGGTTTTTAGATTACATTGGCATTGGTAATTTTGTTGGTCCTGATGAATTATTATCAAAAGTGGGTGAAGAAAAAATGATTGATAAAATGAAAGAGTATAATGATACTGAAGAAGCTAAAAAATATGCTGCGGATGAATATGGAGGAGCTGAAATTTCACAAGACGAAGTTCAATCAAAATCGGCACAATCAAGTTCACAATCTAGTGAAAGCAAAGATGATAATCCATTGTCAGGGTTTTTTAAATCTATATTCACAAATCAAGCATTAAAAACAGGATTGGCTGCAATGTAAAAATAATTAATATATAAATAATCAATATGAAAAAAGTAATAAGGTTAACAGAGTCAGATTTAAAAAATTTAATTAAAAGAGTTATAGAAGAGCAAGATGAAGAAATGTATAAAACAGTAGTTGCAATACAAAAATTTTTAAATAATAGATATAAGAACGATAAAACATTCAAACAACTTACTGTTGATGGAAAAACAGGTCCTAATTCACAAACTGAGATGGCAATTAAAAAATACCAAAAAGAAAAAAGATTAGATGATGATGGACTAATTGGACATGATACTATGGAAGCAATGAGAAAAGACGGATTAGATAAATTTGAAAGTAAATTTTTAGGATTATTTTAATGAGAAAAATATTAAAGGAAACAGGTATTCGTAATATTTCGGCTTTGAGGAAAAGATATCCCAAAGCCGAAATTTATTTTCACCAAGACTTAGATGGTGTTACAACCGCATTGGCGATGAAAAAATATTTGGAGGATAACGGTATTGATGTTGTAGGTTGTCATGTTATTCAATATGGAGATAAAGAATTCTCAGTTAAGAAGAATGACGCTCAAGGTGATACGATGCCGGTCTTAGTGGATTTTGCACACGGAAAACCAATGTTTGTTATACACACAGACCACCACGATAAACAAGTAGGTGTTGAAAAAGGAACATCAAAACAATTTAAGGGAGCTCGTTCAAATGTTGAAACGGTATCTCAAGTAATATCACCAAGAGATTTATTTCCATCTTCTGATATATTATTAATCAATACGGTAGATTCTGCTGATTTTGCAAAACACGGAATTACACCTGAAGAAGTTGTAAATTATATTTACAGATTAGATAAAGAAAAACCATTACAAAAAAACAAGATGTTACTGGGTCTTGTTATTAATAAATTATTGTTGGCATTTAAGAATAAACCAGGTTTCCTTGAGGAACTTGTTATGAATTCAGAACCATCGTTAATGTCCATATTAAATAACATTAAAGAATGGATGAAACGTACAAATGCGGCAAAACCAGAAGAACTACAAAAAAATGCTGAAGACTATGCGACATCAATGAAGGAATTCCCAAGAGTTAGTGACAATATTATTTTCCAATACGGTGGGGGTAGTATGTCTAAACCTGGGTCTTATGATAGGTATACCCCATTTAGAAATAATCCTAAGGCAGATTTTCTTATCATGGCTTGGCCAATGGGATTGGTTCAAGCATCTTGTAATCCGTTCAATAAAGACAGGGAACTTAAGGGAGTTAATCTTGGGGAAATTGCTCAAGAAGTTTTATCAAAATGGGAGTCACAGTTAAAAGAAAAAAAAGTTCCTTTATCTACAATTAAATGGGTTAGTGAAACAGGCGTTAATCCTGAAAGTGTTGGATTTACATTTAAAGATTTTGAAGCATTGTATGGTGATAAGTTTATGGGTGTAGATAAAGGAGAAAAAGCGTTAAATCATATTAAAGAAATGATGGACACTCCTTTCACTGATTTAACGGAAGAACACAAACAAATGTTAGATAAGATTGAAGTTAGTGCTTGGGATTTAATTCAATCTAATTCAGGTGGACATAAATGTATAACAAACATTGGGGGGTTAAGTTATCTCGGTAGAAGTAAGAGACCTCCTCAAGGAAAGTATAAGTACGACCCTGATAAGGATGATTCATTATCAGTTAAGTTTACCAAAATGATTGCCGGACAATTTGAAAATGTATTAAAAGAAAAAATTGCAGAATCAAAATAAATATTCAACAGTATCACCAGCTTGAATATCAAGGTCTTCACAAGTGCCACCGTCAACTTCTAATACAATATTTCCGTTACCACAATAAGAAGGACAAGGGTCTTGATGATTAGGGGGACAATCGTGATGGATATTAACAATTACATTATTCTTAATTATAATAATATCGAGAGGTATAATACAATTTTTCATCCAAAAGCATTGTTTCTTTCCGCCCATCAAAAATAACATACCATCAAAAGTATTATCAAATCTTCTATTCATCATTCCGATGGACTGAGATTTTTTATCAACTAATGTTTTGACTTTAAAAATATTTTCGTTTATTTTTACATTCATATTTATAAATACCATGAATACAAAAAGATACGTAGGTGTAGTAGTAAAGTGTAGAGATAAAGTTTTACTATGTAAGAGAAATAGTCAGGGTTCATTTCCTGGTATGTGGTCAATTCCCGCAGGAAAACTTGAGGAAAATGAAACAACTCAAGAGGGAGCTAAAAGAGAATTCTTTGAAGAAACTGCGATAGATATCGATAGTGCTGATTTAAAATTCGTTGGACTTGTCCCAAGACATACAAGAGATGGTAAAAAAGTAAAAGGACTTATGTATGTTTATCTTTATGAGGTTGATAAAGAAGTTATGCCTGATTTGGAAAATGCTATAGATGGTGAAGAACATACCGAATGTGGGTATTTTAGTTTAAAAAATATCTTTTTGGAGAACACAGGAACTTATCTATATAGATTATTAGAAATAATTTTAACAAAATAATTTGACTTTTGGTGTTTTGGTAGATATTTATATATCCCACCCGAAAGGGTAACACCCCACAAATAAAGTTTTATGAAATTTGACAGATTGAGAAATTTGTTTTAACTTTGTGAAACAAACGAAACGAATAGAATAGTAGTTTCAAAAACATAGTCCCACAGATTTGGTAGTTTGAGAAAATAACCGTAGTTTTGTGGGACTTTTTAAACCAAAATAAGTTCTTTAAAATATTGTCTCCTGATGTTAGTTCAACCAACCTATAAGGTGGATGGTGACTAACGGAAGAGATAATAAAATTTATATTGTGAGGTAGAGCAGTGGTAGCTCGGAAGGCTCATAACCTTTAGGTCGGAGGTTCAAATCCTTCCCTCGCAACAAAAAGATTTGACGAATTGAAAAATTCTTTTTATCTTTGTAAAACAATCGGATAACACCGAAAGTTCTTTAACATAGAGATGAAGTTAACCTGTCCTATTAAGTGTAGGAGGTGATTGATGATGAGTAACACATCATTAATGAAGAATAACAAATCAGTTACCTTGTTAAAAAAAACTTACAAAATAATTTGACTGTTCCCCAAAACATTCTTAATTTTGTAAGACAAAAGAAGATGAGGACGTTATGAAAGTTTCATCCTCATCTTTTAAAGTCGATAGTTCTTTGAAGATATTATAAAATGGGCGGTCTATAGTCCATCACCTTCGGGTGTAAAAATAAACTATGAAAGTAGTATAAAGTGGGTCAGTTTGGTTGAACTGATTTGCGGTTCCGCAAGGAACTCGAGTAGACAAGCGAGATATCATTTAACCTTTATTACCGAGGGTAACACTGTAGGGAACGTGGTTGAATGACGAAGCGATGTGGGTCGTTTCGTTGAGGTGGGAACACCGATAAGAATAACTCGTAGAATTATTACAAGACATAAGGTTATCCAATCTTACTATTGTGTGGTTCAATATCAGAGTCGATTTAAAACCGAAAGGTAAGAGACCGTACAGGTGGTGCTGTTATTCTCCTTACCGTGTGTCTACCAAGACCACCGTATTGAAGTTGACTTGACGTATGGAGATAGGGATATCTCAGAGAGTAGTTTAGTATTTCCTCGTCCAAAAGATGGGGGAGCTGGTTGACGGACCACTACTTTCCAAATCCACAAACCAACACATTTGTTGTTATGGAATAACAGTTCAATAATTAAACAAGGAAAAGTGTCCGTCAGTTGTGAATGATAGGTCACTACACAGTAATGAGTTGTTCGTTGCCATGATTGGGTCCCAAATCCATCATGATTTTCACGAAAGTTCTCTAACCTTGCGAGAGGTTAACTGGGATGGCAATCTCGGAGAGTAACAAGTAAAGAGAGAGTAGTTCACGACTTAAGGATTGGTTAATCTAATTGACCGTGACTGATTGGTACATCTCAAAAGGGTGTGGATAGGGGAAGAAAATATAATGTCCCTAAGTCAATCAACAAAAACTTGTAATCTCAGAGTTTTTTTAAAATTATTAACCCTATTCGTTTCTACGAATGGGGTTTTTTGTTTTTCGGAGTATTTATATAAAAACAATTAAAATGAATTTAGATAAACAAATATTGGAAGAACTTGAAAAGTTTAAATTAATGTCAAGTTATTCTCCTAAAAAAACATTAAGTGAGAATATAAATGAACAAAACACTTATAATACTGCTTTTACACCTAATCCATTGACCGCAAATAAAAAACCGGCAGAAACTACAAAAACAGATGATAATAAAGTTACAATTCCATCATCTTGTAAGAATTCAATGACTTATGAAGATTTATCACAAAAGGCTAAAATAGTTGCCGAAGCCATGAAAAAAATGGATGCCACATTTGTTAGAATGGGATATGGTTTAGAAAGAGCTCAATCTATTTTTAATATTATAAAAGAAATAAGTAATAAAAATGTTTTTGATTCTGTTACAAATAAATGTGAAAAAGCATTGGTTAAATTTAAAGAATTATTTTTATCCAAAAGTAGCGGATGGTTTCAAGGAGGATTTGATATTGAAAAAAAATTAGAAGAATTTATTTCAGGATATTATAAAGATGATTCGGAGATACTTAGATATATAAAACCTGCTTTAGAGATTTTAAAAGGTTCTTTATCAGTAAGTGATACTAGTAATACAAATAGTAAAAAACCGGCACCAAAACCTGCTCCAATACCAAAAGAATTGGGTGATATTGAAGGTGTTAAAAAATTCCAAGATTGGTTAGATAAAAATCATGCAGGATGGGCTACAGGATTTTCTGGCGGTATTTTAAATAAAGCTGGTGGATACGGTAGATTTGGACCAAGAACATCAAAGGGTTGGGCATCATACGGTGCGGAATATCAAAAATCATTAACTGGAACTCCTTCACCGACAAATCCAAATGATGTTGCATCCCTTGAAAATAAGTTTGGACTAAAATCATCAGCGGATATTGTTGCTGATTATAAGAAAAATAATGCAAATATTCCTAATCCAAATGGAGTTAATCCACAAGATATGGCTAAAAAATAAATTAGTTTAATTAAATAAAAGACCCACCCTAAAAAGTGGGTTTTTTTATTTCATCCAGCGAGAAGTATCCAAGTGATTTTGAATTTTTGTTTTGAAAGAACCTTTTTTCTTGTAGTCCTCAAAGTAGTCAGCAATATCTCTAGCAATAGACCTACCTTCTTCAAATAACAATACTGTATATAAGAAATTAGGTGTTATTCTACCTAAAGTGGACTTTTCAAATTCTTTTTTAACATGATTAATTAATATATCAATGTAATGAGGAGTGTATTTTAACTCCATAAGAATATTTCTTAATATTTCCAAATCTTTTTCCATAGTAATAATAAATATTTTATAAATTGAAAAAATTGATGTACCTTTGTAAAACAAAAATAAGAAATATGTTTGACAAATTAATAGAATTTATTGTTAGTTTAGGGCATGATATTTTACCATTCACAATTGTGAATCAATGGGAGATGGGAGTTCATCTTAGATTTGGAAAATTCGTAAAGGTTGTACAACCTGGAATTAAATTTAAAATCCCATTCTTTGATAAGATTTGGGCGCATGAGGTAATCACGCAAACAGTTCATTTGCAACCGCAAACTCTTACAACACAAGATGAATTAAATATTGTCCTTAAATCAATTGTAAGGTACCATGTTTATGATGTAAGGAAATTCTTACTGAATGTTATGCACGCTTCTGATGTACTCGTAGATACAACCCAGGGTATTATTAGAGACATTGTCGAAAGAACTGATTGGAATGACCTTGTGGATGTTAATGATGCAATAACAAAGGAAGTTGCAATTATTGCCGAGAATTGGGGAATTACGATTGAAAAGATAACTTTAACAGACTTGGGTATTGTTAGGACATATAGAATAATGTCTGATGGACAAAAACAAACCACATCAAGTTTGGGATTGGATGGATTGTAAACAACATCTATTCTTTCCAAGAATCTTTATTATAACCAAATGATTCGAAATAGTTTGAAAAATTATAATAAACTAAATCGGCGGTTGTTTGGTTATAATAATCCTTCCAATTTCTTTTGAATATTTCCGGTTTTTCGTTTTTTTTAATCTTGCATTGTTTTTCTAATTCTCCTGATAAAAACATTTCACTTGAATTGATAAAGGGAATTTTAGAATAATCTTCATATAGATTTTCTAATCTTAGAACATAATCAGGAGCTCTTTCTTGAAAACTTTGATAACTATTCCAAATAGAATTAGTTTGGTAAAATTCTCTTTGTAAGGAATTTTCAAAGTAATCAATAATTGTGGATACAGAATCTTCTTTAGGGTAAAAATTTAAATAAGAGAACATAAGAGAATATGGATTCCTTACTGTTAATAATAATTTAAAATTGTTATGGTTTGTGAATAAATTTGTGTGATGGGAATGTATTAAAGTTTCAAAAACAAGTTTAAAGTTTGAATCTTTTTCTTTATATAATTTAAAATCAAAATTTTTTAATATATTTGTTACGTGTATTGAACCTGTTTTTGGAGGCATTATGACAAAACAATTATTTTTTAAAGAAATATTTACATAATTTTCTGAATCCATATCAATAAATTTATTATCTTTGTTGTCTAAATAAATAAAAAAATGAATTTAACTCAAAACAATGTTAAAATAGAACATGAAACTTTCGGTGTTTTATTAAATGAAAATTTTATTAATTCTGTTCAGTTTAAATTATTTTTAAAAATGATACAAGGATGTATCGAACTTAAAAATGATTTAACTTTTTTTAACGGAGCTGATTTTTTTATTCATATACCGTATAAGTACTTGGTTAATTCAATTATAATTACAAAGATTGATAGTTATACCTTGGCAGAACATTTAATCACCAAATCTAAAATGGAGGCGTTAGAAACAAAATGAAAAGTAATGGCACCTTAGGGAATATATTAAAGTTTGCCGCAGTTGCTGCAGTTGTGTACGGAGCATATAAATTAGGAGAATCAAAATCACAAAAAATTAATAATAATTCAAGAGACTATTCAAACACAAATGAAGATGAATATTTAAAGACAGATGAGTTAAGTGAAATTCAATTTGTTGAAAACTTAATTAATGAGTTAAAAAGTAAAGAAAATAAAACAAAGAAAGATAGGGACAATATTGAACTTTTAGAAATTAAATTAAAACAATTAAAATCACAAAAATGATAACAATAAAAGATATTATTGAATGGTCCAAACCACACCCACTTGACGGAGGAAAAATGACTTGTATTTATAATGATGAAATTAAATTTTCAATTGTGGGTGGCAGAAGTGGATTGTATGGCGATTTTGAAAATGATTTTGAAGTTGCAATTATAGATAAAAAGACTGGTGATTTTGTTACAAAATTTTTTTATCCTGAAGCCGATGATGCTGTTATTGGATATATGAAATCGGAGGATGTTGAGAAACTCGTTAATCAAGTTTTAGTTAAAGGTTTCCAAGTTTTATAAAAATTTGGTGGTGGAATGTTACTTTAACCGGTAGCCCTAAAGAGAGACTTCGGTCTCTCTTTTTTAATCAAAAAATGTAAGAAATCCACAATTATTATAAACTAATGTTATGAATTGGTCTTTTATAGAATCAACCATATCATCATAATCTGCCCACTCACCCATACCTATTTCATCATTTATTGTTTGTATTGTTTTATAGGTTTCTTTTCCCTCATCATCCGCTGACAATATTTTTGAGTCACCCCAACTGGTATCTATATGTACTTCAGAATTATAACTATCTGAATAAACCCATGCTTTCCAAATGATAACATATATGTATTCATTATAATCTCCTGCTAAATCAACTTTAATTCCTTTTTCGGTTGATAGTTTTGAAAGAGCTTTTCTAACAAATGATTCGGTATCATCTTTACCAATCTCATCAATTAAATCTGGAATAAAGTTGTTTAAGTTATAGTCAACCATTTTGGCAATACTTTCTAATTCATGGTTTGGGTACCCTACTTTACTTAATACTTGTAGAAATGTTTTTATACTACTCATTTTATTTTTCGTTGTATTTATATTAAATACTTTTTAATGCTTAATTATATTATCACAGAAAAACAATTATCTCGTGTGTTACATAACATTCAAGAAGGAAGTGAATTATCGTCTGTTGAGGCCATGAGAAAGATTGTATCGGTTTTAAAAAAGAATGGGTATGATGATGAGGAGATTGTTGATTTAATTATAAAGTTAAGACAAAAAGATATCTTATCATATATGAGGGCTAAAAAGATTAAAGATGAACCTGTTTATGATATGTCTGTTGAAAAGATGTATAAGAATGATTAATCTAAAAGATGACTTATGTCCTCACCATCTTCAATATATATTTTCATATTTGAATGTCTTTGTAATAATGGTTCATCG